ATGGCCGGCGGCTGGACCAGAGACGGCGCCGTGCAAGACCAGATCGACGATAGCGTTAAGGACGCCGTGTCCGGCGCGCGCGCCAGAATGCCAGCGGGCGAAAGCGCCGAATGTTGCGACGACTGCGGCGAACCAATCCCCGACCGCCGCCGTGCCGCCCTCGCGGGTGTCCGCACCTGCATAACCTGACAAGCCGCGCGCGATGCGTCGGTGCAGCATTCGAGCATCAACCGGCGCGGAAGTAAGGATAGCCAGTTGCGGTAGGAATTATTTTTAACCAAATAGGATAAAATATATTGACATCGTAACCCTGTATGGTTATATTTGGGCATAGTCGAAAATTGCGAGTCGAAGGGTGACCCGCTTTACACATATGCAATGGGCTGAAGAGCAATCTTCGGCCCTTTTTCTTTGAGCTCAGGAGGGCTTGGATATGGCCATCAATAAAAATACTCCGCCTGATGCGCGGTTGAATGCTAAAATTCGTGGGCTGTTTCTCGATCATCTTGCGCAGACGGCGAATGTTTCGGCGTCGGCGCGGGTGGCGGGTGTGGGGGGTGGGGCCTTTTATACCGAGCGCAGAAGGTCGCCTGTGTTTCGCGATGCATGGGCGCAGGCGCTGGCCGAGGGCTATGCCCGACTTGAGACGGATTTGCTGGCGGAGGCATTGCAGATGGCGAATGGCCGGACTGCCGACGCGACGTTGAAGGCGCGGGCGCAAAAGCATCGGCTGGCCATTGCCCTTTTGAGCGCGCACCGGGCGTCAGTGAAGGGTGTATCGGCGGCCAGCGCGCCCGTTACTGCCAAGCAGGATTTGCCGACGTTAAAGGCGCAATTGATCCTGAAGCTGACACAAATGCGGCAGCGCGCCGAGATAACGGCAGCGGCCAACGCCGAACCGGCCAACCAAGGCGATCAAAATGCCGGGGCTTAACGCGCAGGCTTTGCTCGGCCTGCCGCACGAACAGATGGTCGAAGTCATCCGCCGCTGGAACTGGAATACCTTCGCCGAAACGCAAGGCTGGAATTTTTGGGCCCGTAATGATCAGGCAGAGCCGCATGAGGACTGGCGCATCTGGCTGGTGATGGCCGGGCGTGGTTATGGCAAAACGCGCATGGGTGCTGAATGGGTGAGCGCGCAGGCGGCGCAATTTCCCGGCGCGCGTTTCGCGTTGGTCGGGGCAACCTTGAATGAGGCGCGGGCGGTGATGGTGGAGGGCGAAAGCGGGCTGTTATCGCTGCCCTTTGCCGAACGCCCCGAATGGGAACCAAGTCTGCGCCGCCTGACATGGCAAAATGGCGCAACCGCGACGTTGTTTTCCGCAGCCGAGCCCGAAAGCCTGCGTGGGCCGCAACATGACTTTGCGTGGGCGGACGAGATCGCCAAATGGCCAAGCGGCATCAAGGCGTGGGATAATCTCATGCTTGGACTTCGGCTTGGGGATAAGCCGCGCGCCATGGCGACGACAACGCCGCGTCCTGTTCCGCTCCTTCGGCGGCTGTACTCGGAAAAGGATGTGGCGGTCACGCGTGGGCGGACGACCGATAATCAAATGCACTTGCCGCCCGAGTTTATAGCATCGGTGCGCGCGGCGTATGAAGGCACGCGATGGGGCCGGCAGGAACTTGATGGCGAACTGATCGAGGATGTGGCGGGTGCCTTGTGGACGCGCGATTTGATCGAACGGCAACGTGTATCCGCCGCGCCCGAACTGAAACGCGTGGTCATTGGCGTTGATCCGCCCGTGTCCGAAAATGGCGATGCCTGTGGGATTGTCGCGGTTGGCATGGGTGCAGATAATAAGGCTTATGTCCTCGCCGACCACAGCATTGCCGGTGCATCGCCCGAACGCTGGGCCCGCGCGGTGGCCGCTGCCGCCGAGCTTTGGCAAGCCGACCGCGTGGTAGCGGAGGACAATCAGGGCGGCAATATGGTCGAGACGGTGTTGCGCGCGGCTGACTTGGCGATGCCTGTAAAACGGGTCCACGCAAGCCGAGGCAAATCCGCCCGCGCAGAACCTATCGCCGCACTGTATGAAGCGCGCCGCGTCTTTCACACATCTGCCTTTCCAGAGATGGAAGACCAGATGTGCGGACTGGTCGCTGGCGGCGGCTATGAAGGCCCCGGCCGATCCCCCGACCGCGCCGACGCGCTTGTCTGGGCATTAACTGAACTGATGCTCGGCAAAGCAGAGCGGACGCCGCGTGTGCGGTTGTTGTAATCTAAAGGACAAAGAACATGATTATCTTCGGTTGGAAATCAGCCGGGCGTAGGTATCTGCGTCCGGCCAAAACGCGTGTGCAACAGGATCGTCTGCCCGGTATGCGTGGATATGGGGCGACAAGCCTGGGCGAGTGGCCGCGTCATTATGAGGCGCAGATGCGTGAAGGCTATCTGTCGAACGCGATAGCCCAGCGGGCGGTGCGGTTGGTTGCCGAAGGGCTGGCGTCTGCGCCGTTGACTGCGAGCGATGCGGGCGCGCTCGAACTGGTCAAGGCGACGTCGGCAGGGCAAGCGTTGATTGAAACCGTGGCAACGCATTTGTTGCTGCATGGCAATGCCTATATCGAAATATTGCCGGGCATGGACGGGCGACCCGCCGAACTGTTTGCGCTTCGCCCCGAACGCATGACGATCGAGGCCGATAATCGCGGCTGGCCAGTGGCGTTTGTTTACAAGGCAGGCGCGGTCGCAAGCCGGTTACCTGCAGAAAGCGTCATTCACATCCGCTCGATCCACCCGCTGGATGACCATTATGGGCTTGGCTGTCTAAGCGCGGCATCGGGCGCAGTGGCGACGCATAATGCCGCGACGAAATGGAACAAGGCGTTGCTCGATAATGCAGCGCGGCCTTCGGGCGCTTTGGTCTATGAAATGGGCGAGAGCGGGACGTTGAGCGGGGAGCAATATACGCGCCTGAAGGGGGAGCTTGCCGCAAGTTTTCAAGGCGCGGGCAATGCCGGGCGGCCGATGTTGCTGGAAGGCGGGCTGAAATGGCAAGCGATGGCGCTGACCCCTGCGGAGATGGATTTTGCCGGGTTGAAAGAAGCCGCCGCGCGGGAAATTTCATTGGCCTTTGGTGTGCCGCCGGTGTTGCTTGGCCTGCCGGGGGATGCGACTTACGCCAATTATCGCGAAGCCAACCGCGCGCTTTGGAACCAAAGCATCATTCCGTTGGCGCGCAAGATATTGGACGCGCTGGCACAAGGGCTTCGGCCCTATTTTGACGGCTTGCTGCTCGATATCGATCTAGATGCCATCCCCGCACTGGCGGAGGATCGTGAGCGTTTGTGGGCACAAGTTGGCGCGGCCGATTTCTTGACGATGGAGGAGAAACGCGCGGCGGTGGGCCTTGCGCCGGTTGAGCAGCGACCAGAGATGTTGGATGAGCCGTAACTTAATGAAATTGTTTGAGAAAAAGGATTAAAAAGCAAACAAGATGTGGACGTAAAAATCATTCCAAATTACACCAGAAATTCGCGGCGACCGGATTGGATATTCGTGTTTTCAAATATTGGCGGCATTGATGAGATCGACCGAATGCCCAATAAAAAATAGGAGGAAAGCCATGGCAACCGAAGAAATGGGTAAACTGCTTAATCAAATTGGGCAGCAGGTAGCAAATTTTCTGGGTAAAGTTCCCGACGATGTTTTTGTCTTCATCGAAGCCGCAGATCAAATGACCGGCGGCGCAATATTCGAGAATTTACCCGAACAAGTCGTATATCGTGAATTTGGCAATGAAACGCATGATACCATATTGGAATTATGGGACGCGGCGCCGCCTGACAAAAAATGGTCGATGCTGCTGTACGATATCAAGGATGGCAGGTTCGATGCCGAGTTTTTGTACACTGATGATCTCGAGCATGAATGGGACTCGCTTGATTATCGGCAGGATGCTCTTCGCGCACGCTATGGCGACAAGCCCGTGATCTACCCGCCGATGTATGATGGCGATTGGCATGAAATAACTGAAGACGACCTGTCGGGCGATGCAAATACCGCGACCTAGCGGTCGTTGCAATTCCAACGGGTAGTATGCCAGTTGCCGTCTGCTCCAAGCATGACGCTTTGCAGATCCAGCGACCCGTCACGGCGAATACAGCCTGTTTAGGTCCGATTACTACATAGGAAACATCAATGGTTGATAATGAACTGCAAGGTCTGCTGGAGCAGGCCTCCGAAACGGGTGCCCGTCGTGCGCTTGCGCGGCTTGGGCTCGATGATGCCAGCGCTGCCAAGGACATGAACGAATTGCGCGAGTTGTTGTCGGCTTGGCGCGATGCCAAACGGTCGGCGCGCAAGGCGGCGATTGGCTGGGTCGTGCGCATGGTGCTGGCGCTGCTGCTGATCGGGATTGCCTTTAAAATGGGGTTGCCCGGATTGGTCAGCCAGTGAGGCTGGCTGGCTATGCCGCGATATTCGATGCGCCTGATTCCGGCGGCGACATTGTCCGCAAGGGTGCGTTTGCGCGTGCAGCAAAAGCGGGGCTACCCTTGCTTTGGCAGCATGACCAGCGCCGCCGCATCGGCTTTGTCGAAAGCATAAGCGAAGACGTGCGCGGACTGCGCGTGATTGCCCGGCTTGATGACGAGAATGCCCCGGTGCGCGCAGGAAGTGGGCTGTCCTTCGGCTACCGCGTCCGCGCCATGAACAGACAGGAATATCGGGAATTGACCGACCTCGACCTGATTGAGGTCAGTGTCGTTGCAACCCCGATGCAGCCGCTTGCCCGTGTGTTGGCGGTGGAGGCACGCGAACCAAGTACAACACTGATTACGCAAGGAGAATGAAATGGATTATGAAACCAAAGCAGACACGTTCGACGCGGTTTTTGAAGGGGCGGTGGCCGCGGTTGCTGCAAAGCGGCCCGTCTTGTCAGGTAACGCTATTGCTGACCCGGCGCGATCGGACTTTGTCGATGGCTATTTGCGGCGTGGGTCGGAAATGGAGCTGAAAAGCTTCAACGGCGCGGTTGCAGCGGAAGGCGGCTTTGCCGTGCCGCGCGAAATTGATGACGTTATCGACCGTGTGTTGAACACAATATCACCCATTCGCGGGATTTCGAGCGTGGTGCGCGTGGGGTCGGCTGGCTATCGGAAGCTTGTGACGCAAAATGGCGTGACATCGGGTTGGGCCTCAGAAATGGCGACTCGCCCGGAAACAGCTACCCCGACCTTCAGCGAAATCGTCCCCAGTTTTGGGGAGCTTTACGCTAACCCCGCAGCAACGCAGGCTATGCTGGATGATGCAGCGTTCGATGTCGAAGCTTGGTTGGCTGATGAAATTGCAACCGAATTTGCCAAAGCCGAAGGCGCGGCATTTATTAACGGCAACGGCACCAACCGGCCACGCGGTTTCCTGACCGGGCCAAATGCAACGACCAGCGACCCGACACGTCCGTTTGGCACGTTGCAATATGTCCCCACGGGTGTGGCAGGCGCATTCGCCGCCAATAATCCGCAGGATAAGCTGGTTGAACTCGTGCATTCTCTGCGTGCGCCCTATCGCCAAGGGGCGAGCTGGGTGATGAACGCATCAACGCTTTCGGTCATTCGCCGGTTCAAGACCAGCGATGGTGCTTTCATCTGGCAACCCGGTCTTGCCGCAGGTCAGCCCGACACGTTGATGGGCTATCCCGTGGTTGAAGCCGAAGATATGCCGGACGTCGCCGCCAACAGCCTGTCGATTGCCTTTGGTAATTTCAAGGCGGGCTATCTCATTGCCGAACGGAGCGAGACAAACATCCTGCGCGACCCATATTCGAACAAGCCCTATGTCCATTTTTACGCGACCAAGCGGCTCGGCGGTGCGCTGATCAATTCTGCCGCGATCAAACTGATGAAATTCTCGCTGACTTAAGATTTGATACGCTGCCCATCCAGCGTGATGGGCAGAGTATCCTGGTTATTAAAAACCTTATTAAATAACCGATACGGTTATCGTCCAAGTTAGATGATGCATGCAACCGCATGGCATCAGTCGCAATCTCACAAGGAAATTCTCATGCTGAGCTTACAACCGCTCGGCCTCGACAGCGTGATGCTGGCCGAGGTTCGGGCCTTTTTGCGTATCGACGCCGACCCCGACGATGACATCGTGGCAAGCTGCGCCGTGGCAGCGATTGCTTATGCGGAAAAATTTACGGGCCAGATACTTATTCGGCGGGGCGCTACGGCCGTGGTTACTGCCACCGCTGCGTGGCAAATCGTGCAAGCCTTTCCCGTCCAATCGGTTGTCAGTGTCACTGGAATTCCGGCAGACGGCGAACATTTTACAATAGCGCCCTCGGTCTGGGAGGCAAAAATAAGCTCTTACGGGGAAGCGTATTTCCGCGTGTTGCAGCCCGCAATTGCGGAGCGGGCGGAATTGTCACTTCAGGTCGGAATTGCCGCTGATTGGAACAGCCTGCCGGAATCACTTCGGCTTGGTTTGCTGCGGCTGACCGGATATTTCTTCAACAATAGGGACGCAGCCGATGACGCAGGGCCGCCCGCGGCTGGATTGGCGCTGCTGATGCCTTGGCGCCGGATAAAATTGGCATGAGCGCCGAATTCGCCGGCACGTTGCGTGAACGTGTCGTTATCGAAACCCGCTTAAGCAGCCGCGACCACCGGGCCGGAGCGGTTGGAAACTATCGCTATGATGGACAGGCTTGGGCGGCGGTGTCGCCGTTGATGCCAGCCGACCTATCACGCGCAGATGCTTTGTCGGCGTTGCCACGGTGGCGGGTCACCATACGCAAACGCGAAGGTTTGGGGCTTGGTACGCGGCTGACTTGGCGGGGCAAATATCTCGCGGTGCGCGCGGCGTTGAGCGACCCACGCACGCCCGCGCAAATGCAGTTGACGTGCGAAGAAGTCCGGTGAACGCCGACCGGCTAAATTCCAGGGCAAAAGCCTTGGGGGAAACCCGCGCCGCGCAAGTTGGCGACGGGTTAATGACGACGGACATACCCGAAGGCGTCCGGCTTGAACGCACCAAAAACGGTGTCTGCCTGATCGGTAAGAATCTGCGCCGCAGGATGCTTGATGACGCCAAATTGAGGAGTTTTGGACGATGAGCGATGCAATATATGTTTTGCAAGCCGCGGTCATAGCGGCGCTGTCTGCACATCCGGTGCTTCATACCGAACTTACCGGAATATATGACGGCCCTCCGCCGCGCGCGGCCTTTCCTTATGTGTCTGTCACGGACGGATTGGTCACAGATTGGGGTACGAAAACCCATCAAGGTCGGGAAATCCGGCTGGCGCTGACCGTTTGGGATGACGGGGAATCGGCGACGCGATTGGCCAATTTGATGGGCCATGTCGGCGACGCGGTGATGGCAGTCCCCCGCGATCTGCCGGGGTGGCGGATTGCGAGCCTTGTCTTCGTGCGATCTATCGTCGTGCGCGACCCTGCGGGGCCATGGGCAGGGCTGGTCGAGCATCGCGTACGGTTGCTGGCTGACTAGTCTGCACAAACAATTTTGTCCGCCAAAGGGCGGAATTTCTCGAAAGGATTAGGGCATATGCCTGTAGAAAAAGGAAGCGCCTTCCTGTTGAAGGTTGGCGATGGCGCAGCGACGCCTGCTTACACAACGATTGCTGGTTTGCGGACCACGCAAATGTCCATCAATGGCGATCCAGTGGTTATCACCCACAAGGGCAGCGGCGCCTGGCGCGAGCTGCTTTCGGGCGCGGGTGTGCGGTCGGTATCAGTATCAGGGGCTGGCGTATTTACAGGCTCGCTCGCCGAAACGCGGCTGAAAAATAGCGCGCTGATGGGATTGCTCGATGATTATGAACTGAGCTTTGAAGGCGGGGAGCGGTTGCGCGGCAAGTTCGTCGTGGCAAGGCTCGATTATGCTGGCGATTTCAACGGCGAGCGGTCGTACACGCTTGCGCTGGAAAGCAGCGGGCAGGTAGCGTCATTATGAGGCGGCCTGCAAATGCCTTGCGCGGCGAAGCGTCCCTTATGCTTGGCGGCACGGATTGTGTCCTGCGCCCAAGCTTTACGGCATTGGTGGCAGCAGAAGAAGAGCTTGGGCCGCTATTTGCGCTTGTAGAGCGCGCAGCGGCAGGGGAACTGAAGCTGTCGCAGATGGTCGCCTTGTTCTGGCACTGCCGACATAATGCGGACGCAGGCTTAACCCGCGCAATCTTCAGCGAAAGCGTCACCGCGGCGGGGCTTTCAACCATGACGCCAGCGCTTAAGGTCTTGCTTGGCCAGATATTAAGCGGACGATGACCTTTGGGGATTTCGCGGCGAAACTGGCAGGGCACACGGCCCTGACTTTGGGCTGGCGACCTGATGAATTCTGGAACGCCACACCTGCCGAACTGCTGGGCATATTGCAGGCGGTGGCAGGGGACAGCGAAGCGCCGCCCAACCCCGATGAAATGCACAAGCTGATGACGCTGTTTCCGGACGCACCAAACGGAGAAAAATGATGGACGAAGAAATTGACCGGCTGGTGGTGTCGGTGCGGGCGGACACGCGAGCCTTTGCTAGCGACGTGGCCGCAATGCGGGCAGAATTGGATGGCCCATTTACTGATGGATTGGAACGCGCCGGTTCCGCCCTTGAACGCGGACTTTCTGGCGCAATTCAACGCGGAAAATTTGGATTTGAAGATTTGCGGCGGGTGGCGCTTTCGGCTTTGGCCGAGATTGCGAGCGCCGCCATTCGTTCGGGCCTGAACGGTTCGGGCGGCGGCGGTGCGGGTGCTGGCGGGCTGTTGGGGGCGCTCGGCTCGCTGCTTGGCGGTGTCCTGGGCGCGCCGGGCCGCGCGACAGGCGGGCCCGTGTCGCCGGGACGTGCCTATCGTGTCGGCGAACGCGGGCCTGAGCTTTTTGTCCCCACAAGTAGCGGACGCATTGAGGCATCTGTGGCCACAGGCGCATCCACGCATATCCGTATGACGATCAACGTTTCCGCGGCCACAGGCGGGGCATCAGCTGCACTTGAACGATCGTCGCGGCATGTTGCGCGGGCGGTGCGGCAAGCGCTGGCTCGGGATTGAGGCATGGCATATTGGCTATGTGCAAAACGGCGGCAGCAAAAATCAACGCCCGTCATGCGTTTCGATCCACGCTTTTGGACTGTGAATTTCCCCCGCCCGATGATGGCGTCGGTGGTGACGACTGGACCGGAATCCTTGCGCGCCGAGGCGGTATTCTATCGCAGCAATGATCTTGCTGGCTTAATCTGGGACAGCGTGGACGATTGGGATCATCCATTGCTCGCTTATGAAACCAACCGCGATTACCGGCGTCTGACAGTCAGTTTCCGGTGGCGATCGCACGGTATCATGCCATTGGATGCCATTAACGGGCCAACCTTGACCATTTCGGGTCGCGACGCCAACGGTGCAGCCAAAAGCTGGTATGTCCGGCTGTGGAATTACGCGGTCGGCACACCTCAAGATGCTCAGATCATAATCGATTTCAGCGACCTATCTGGCGGGTTTTTGTTGCCGCAGGAGGGCGATCGCGTCTTTGCCGGCGACATTGATCGCATGTTCATTTCACTCGTGCCGCCGGGCTATACAGGGCAGTCGGGTAATCTTGCGGCTCCTGCCCAAGCTTGGGTGGAGCTAAGCCAAATCCGGTGCGATGGTGCAGGCGTGATGCTGGGCACAGGCGATGTCATGATTCCCGAACATGGCCTGAAAATGGCGACCGGCTATGATGATGCTTATAACCAAACACCTGCGCGGTTAGTACGCCAAATCCATGCCTTGGGTTACCGCGATACCATCAACCATTATGTTGGCATGAGCCATTATTTCAGGCTCGAGCAACTGGGCGACGCGCATTATGTCAGCTTGGCCGGTGGCGCGCTAAATGCGCCTTGCATTGCTTGGCACCGCAGCTTTGCCAAACAGACAAAACTGCTTGGCTTCGATTTGATCTTCTCGTTGAGTTATGAACTGTTTGACGCGCATAGCTGGAATGATTGGAAGCAAAGGGCAGCTAATGGTGATCCAGCGCTTACCGGATGGCAGCCGCCATCGACATTATTGTCACCGGCACATGCTGGCGCCATGAACTATCTTAAGGCGGTTGCGCGGGCATTTGTCGCGATTTTGAAAGAGGCAGGGTTGCCGGTTAAATTTCAGGTCGGCGAGCCATGGTGGTGGATCATGCCGGATGGACGCATTTGCCTCTATGACGCCTCTACCACTGCGGCATTGGGGCCGCTCTCGGTCAATATCCCGAATATCAAGGGCCGAAAATCGGCCGTGCAAAAAGCGATGCTTGACCGGGCGGGGCAATTGCTTGCGGCGTCGACTGCAACGATTTGCGACGCCGTGCGGGAAGAGGCAGGAAGCGTGGGCGCGCAGACGCTTTTGCTCGTATATTTGCCAACGGTTCTCGATGCGAACGCACCCGAAGCGATACGTGCAAATGTGCCAATCGGGTGGGCGGCGCCTGCGTTCGATGTTCTTCAGCTGGAAGATTATGACTGGGTGACGTCGGGCAATCACGGAGCGACACAGCGGGCGGTTCCGATGATGGCGGAACGGTTGGGATACCCAGTCGCGCAACAGCATTATTTCACCGGATTTGTGCTGCGTCCGCAAGACAAAGCCCAGTGGGCGGAGATTGAATTCGCCGCCGCGCAAAGCCGCATGCGGGGGACGGCGCAAACCTATGTCTGGGCGCTGCCTCAGGTAGCGCGCGATGGCTTTACATATTTCGAAATTGGACAGGAGGATAAAGCCGTGCAGGAATTTGATGATGTGCTTTTTCCGTTACAAATCGGCCGGGAGGCGGAAGTGACGGCCGCGTTTTCGACCAACGTTGTGACCACGCTTTCGGGGCATGAGCGCCGCAACAGCAGTTGGAGCAATGCGCGGCTAAGCTACGATGTCGGTCCCGGTGTGCGGTCCGAAAATGAGCTGGGGGAATTGCTTTCCTTCTTTCGTGCACGGCGAGGTCCAGCGGTCGGATTTCGCTTTTCTGACCCGTTTGACAACAGCTCCAGCGGCATGTCAGGCAACCCGAATATGCTCGACCAAGGACTGGGCTTGGGTGATGCGGTCCGGACGACCTTTCCTATATTGAAAACCTATGGCCCGGATGGCCAGATAAGGCGGATCACGCGCCCTGTTGCGGCATCAGTGACCATCGCTGTAAATGGCGTGGTCGCCACTGGATGGTCATTAAACGCAGGCGGCATCATTGGTTTTGCGACAGCGCCGCCTGCGGGTGCGGTTATCACCGCAGGCTATCATTTTGACGTTCCCGTCCGCTTTGCATCAGACCGCATTGATGTGGCGCGGGCAACATTTGGGGCGGGCGATATGCCAAGTATTCCGCTGATCGAAATTCGGGAAGCATCGTGATGGACGCATGGACGGACACCGGGATGGACGGGGCGCTGACGAGTGTTGCCTATGGCTGGCGTCTTGAGCGTGCGGACGGCGTGACGATTGGTTTTACTTCGCATGACGCCGACGTGCAGCATGACGGGATCATGCTGCACGCAAGTCCGGGGATGCAGCCGACCACAATCAGCCATAGCGCCGGTCTGGATAAAGACGGCCTTGATGTTTCAGGTGCGCTGACATCGGACATGATCTGTGCCGATGACCTCGCAGCTGGACGTTGGGACGGTGCATATCTGGAAATTTTCCTGTTTGACTGGATGTCGTCTGCCAATGGAAAGCGGGTGCTTGCGACGGGGGATTTAGGCGCAGTTTCCTTTACCGATGACGCTTTTGAGGCCGAACTTATTGGCCTGCAGGCAAAACTCGACAAAGCAGTAGCTCCGCAGACATCTCCGTCTTGCCGTGCGCGTTTCTGCGATGCTTCTTGTGGCCTTAATCGTGAACGGTTTCGGCATCTGGCCCAAATTTCTGATGTTGATGAAAACCGGATTTCTGTCACGGCGCTGCAACCCATTCCAGAGGGGCATTTGGCCTATGGAGAGTTAAGCTGGCTCTCCGGTTTCAATTGCGGCCTGACCACGAATATCGCAGACAATATAGGCGCGGACATTGTGTTGCATACGCCGCCGCTCCGCGCCGCGAGAATAGGCGATATGGTTGCATTGACGCAAGGGTGTGATCGGCTGATGGCGACCTGCGCCGCCCGCTTTGGCAATGGGGTAAATTTTCGGGGTGAGCCTTATTTGCCCGGAAATGATCTCCTCACACGATATCCCGGTGCCAATTAGGATAGAGGCGCCGCGCAACCATCATCAAGCCGGTATTGCCGCATCTGCCGCCACATTGTTGGGGGCGCCGTTCCGGCTGCGTGGTCGTTCGGTTGATACAGGGCTGGATTGCGTGGGCGTCGCTGTCTTTTGCCTTTGGCAAAACGGACACCATTGCAATGCGCCTTCAGATTACGCGGTGCGCGGCGAATTTGAAGAACGGGTACAGGCCTTTTTCGATGCCGGCAATTTTGAACGGGTGCGTGACGTATCCTTGGTGGCTGGAGACATATTGCTGCTTCGTCCTGCAGCCCGGCAACTGCACCTGGCGGTTCTGACGCTTCACGGTGCCGTTCATGCCCATATGGGTTTGGGCCGCGTCGTGTTGACCCCGCTTCCGCTGCCCTACCCCGGAATTGCCCAGTGGCGCTTTAAAGGAGACTGATATGGCAACGCTTGTTTTAACAGCGGTCGGTTCGGCCATTGGTGGACCGATTGGCGGCGCTATCGGCGCGGCGCTTGGGCAGCAAGTTGATGCAGCTTTGTTCGCCCCTACAGCGCGGCAGGGTAGCCGCCTGAAAGAATTGGCTGTCCAGACGTCAAGCTACGGCACGCAAATTCCGGGTATATTCGGCGCGATGCGGGTAGCCGGCACAGTCATCTGGTCCACGGATTTGATTGAAAAGCGCGCGAAAAGCGGTGGAGGCAAGGGCCGTCCGGCGACCCTAAATTACAGCTATCGTGTCAGCCTTGCTGTGGCGTTGTCCAGCAGGCCAGCGATGCGCATTGGCCGGATATGGGCCGATGGCAATTTAATCCGCGGGGTGAGTGGCGATCTGAAAGTGGACGCGCAAATGCGCTTTTATGGGGGGCAAGAAAATCAACAGCCCGACCCGTTGCTGGCGTCAGCCGAGGCTATTGGCGAATGCCCTGCGCATCGGGGAATCGCTTATGTCGTGTTCGAAGACCTTCAGCTTGCCGAATTTGGCAACCGCATACCATCGTTCAGTTTCGAAATATTCGAGCGCGACGAACCTTTGCCGCTGCAGTCGCTTATGACCAATATTTCGGATGGCGAAATCACCGCGCATAGCGCCATTGAAATTTGCGGATTCGCTGCCGCAGGGGCCAGCGTAAGAGAGGCTATCTCTCCGATTTTGGATGTGTGTCCTGTAGAGATTGTTGCGCGTAACGGCCAACTTTTCGTCCGCGATGTGGCTCTATCGCAAAATCAACCCTATAGCGTGGTCATTGCAGTCGACGAAAATACGCGCGCGCTTGATCGGCCCAAGCACATCCTGCCGCCCGCAGCCTATATTCCCGGCGCAATATCACTGCGATATTATGATGCCGAGCGCGACTATCAGGCGGGTATCCAGCAAAGCGGTTTTGAAGGAACTGGTCGCAGCGAAATGCGGCTTGAGTTGCCCGCTGTCCTGAGTGCCACGGCTGCAAGAAAGCTGGTCGAAGCAAAAGACAGCGAGGTGCGATACGCACGCGAACATTGGACAGGTTCAGTCACGACTTTGGCCAAATCTTTTCAACCCGGCGACCACATTACGACGCCCGATGGCCGCAAATGGCAGATTGCTGACGTTGAAGTCGCACTGGGAACGACAGCAATCACAGCAAAGGCGGTCCCGAAATACGCCAACAGAAGCGATGTTGCCGTCGCGTCGGGGCGGCATGTTCCGTCATTGGACCAGCCGGTGGGCGAAACGCGGATCATTATTGTTGAATTGCCGCTGGCAACGGGCAGCGATCCAAACAACGTTGCGTTGGCCTTGTTTGCGGCAGGCACAAAAGCCGGGTGGAAGCGAGCGGCGGTGTCGGTCAAAGTCGACGATCAGTGGACTGACATTGGTATCACTGCGCCCTCGGCGGTTATCAGCGAGACCCTTGCTCCACTTGCTTCCCACAAAACATTTTTGGTCGATGAAGCAAGCGCACTTGATATCGAATTATTGCATCAATCAATGGAGCTACCGGTTCGGGACAGCTCTCCATTGGCACATGATGCGCCTATATTCTGGATAGATGGCGAATGTGTCCGTGCCGGGCGCGTGGTTGCGCTTGGCGGGAAGACCTATCGGCTGTCGCGCCTTGTCCGGGGTTGCTTTTCATCTTTGCTGGAGGCCCCCGCGCATCCGGCAAAAGCAAAAGCAGTCATGCTCGACCCCGCTTCGGCGATGCCGTTGTCGGAACCAAATTTCAGAGTGGGTCAAACTGTGCTGGTGGAAGCGCAGGGTCTGGGCGATGCAGCCCCCGCATCAGACACAATCACTGTCGAAGGTTTGGCTATAAAGCCGACATCTCCCGTTCATGGGCGGGCGTCCTGGAATATCGACGGGAGCCTTAATTTGGAATGGAAGCGGCGATCTCGGCTGGATCTGGGGTGGATGGATGGCGTCGAGCAAGTGCAAATCGAAGATCAGGAAAGCTACCAGGTTGCGCTTTATGCAAATGATATTCTCTTGCGTGAATGGCTGGTCACGACAAGCGCATTGCACATTTCTGCAATCGAAGTTGCGGCCGTAGGCATCGCTGGAAGTGCGTTTCCCATTTTTACCATTCGCCAAATCGGCCGCTTTGCCCAGTCTGACCCATTGACGTTCGGCATTAGCTGACGAGCTATTAACTGTTATCCAAGGAGGGAAT